GTTGCTATGTCAGTTAAAGTGCTGTTTGCCCACTGAGTTGTTATGGCGGTCGCAGGTTCAACAGGATTTCCTGCGGGTAAAGTGTATGTTCCAGTAGCATCGCGTGACATTCGTTATTCCCCTGCGGCTTAATAGCCATGTATTAAATTAGTTACTAATATTCTTCTTCATCATTAGCAAAATCAATAATAGCAGCACGTTGTAATCCTGCGCTGCCTTGCCGTATTGCATCTGCCGTCATTTCTGCAAGACTTGTTCTATTTCTTCTTAAAGCAGCCGCCCCGCCTCTTTTAATTCCAAGCGCACCTGCGGCTAAAGCGGTGCCAGCGCCAATAAAAGGATTAATTGATCTTTGAAGCCCTAGTGGAGTAGTAGGATGAGAAACCCCAAGACTTCTTTCTAAACTGTCAACATAACGTGAAAGTCTGTTTCCTGCTTCCCTGTTAGGCAATCCTCTTGGGTAAATTGTAGATTTGGCAGTATACAAATCTGACATATGAAATAATCTGTCTCTTACAGCTACGTTTGGTGCGCTTTGCGCTAATGTTTCATTAAGTGCTTTTCTAATAGCATCATTTGCATCACTTAAAGCGGAAGCGGAATCTCCATATAAATCTTTTGGTGAATACTTTTTAGTCCATTGATCTAAATCTCGTCTAATTCTTAAAATATTGTTAGGAGTAATATCCCCGTCAACATCTTTATATTTTTTAAGGAGAGAATCTATATGTTTAGATAACGCTTCTGCTTTTTCTCCTGCGGTTCCAACTAAATTAGGTGTTTGTCTCGCTATATCAATAGCATCATCAATAGCATTTTCAACAGTTACAACAGATACCGCTGGATTATTAGACGCATCTAGTGACTTTATTAAATCAGCATCTAGTTTTGCTAATTCTTTTTCTATAACATTTGTATTGTAATTATTGCTTTTTCTTGGGTTAATCTCTGGTATTTCAGAAACTGATTTAGCTATTTTTGCTTCTCTTTCAGAAGGAATATAATCGCGAGTTTGCATAAAATTTTCTTTTTCTATTACTTTTCCAGGCCCTTCTAAATTATCTGGCTGAAGAAGTCGCTCAGTTTCAATACGCTTTTGATTTGCTATAGATTTTTCTAATTTAGCCCTAGAATTAATGCCAAATTTAGGTTTTATTTTTGGCACTGGCAATACTGCGGAGCCAACATTAAATAATTCTCCAGCAACAGCGGAGCCTCTAGGCCCAAGAAATTCTTTTGTTTTTTCTAATCCTGTTCCCAATAATTGTGCTGGTTTAGATTGCGTTAAATCAGACAAGTTAGCCGCTATAGCATCTTCTTCTTCTTGAGTAAGAACTTCTTTTCCTGCTGTAATTAAAGCGTCCATACTAACATCGGCAACCGCAGGAATAATATCGCCACCTACAACTTTTAAAATTCTTTCTTCTGGAAGCATAGAATCTATTTGTGTAGGATCGCCTGACCTTCCGTAAGTGTCTCCAGCCATAGTAGACATTGCATCAGAAACGCCAAGAGTTAATCTATCTTTAGAGCGTCCAAATATCCCTTGTTCTTTAGGAATTATTTTTTCTTTTGTTTTAACAACGGCTGGAGGAATATTTGGCGCTGGAGCAACAACAGGATCATCCCATATAATGTTATTTGTAACAGTCTCATCATCCCACACTATAGTCATTACAATGGCTCCCTTGTTACTGATCGGTCTGACCATTCAGTAACTCTTTCATTTGTAGCTTTGTCTATACCCGTTCTGATAACAGTTTTTTCTGTAACTTCTTCAGAAGGAGGGTTAAGTCTTTGGTTATAAATAGCCACATATTCTGGATCAGTCATTGCGTCAATAGTATTTTGCACAGAAACATATCCATCTGAAATTGCATTTATTCCTAAAAGGAAATTTTCAGGGCTAGACCAAATATCAACGCCTTGGGCTTTTAGGTTTCTTAACATTTCGTGTGCAGAAACAGCCGATCCTGATAAATCTTTAATTTCTGTGTTATAAACTTTTTGCGCTCCTTGCCTAATAGCTTTTCCAATTCCGTCAATTTCAGATGTATTACGAGTTAAGTCAGCAGCCCATGTTATTGCATCTCCTATATATGCTGGCGCATTAGAAAAACCGCCTATTCCTGGAATCTCAGTAACGCCTTCTTTTAATATCCATTGCCCCGAACTATCTTGTTCTGCATAATCGCCTAGCAAATCTTTTAAATAACCCATGTTAGAATTGGCTTTTGGTATTCCTGATTTTATAACTTCTTTTCCATAAGCCATAACTCCTGTTCTAGTTAGTTTTTCATTAGCAGACTCTGTTTTATTTTCATCTAACCCAAGTTGTTCGTTATATCGTCTAAGACTTTCTATCCTTCTAGCATTTGCTTCAGCAATACGTGCGTTTTCTCGTAAAGTTCTGGCTGCCGCCTCATCTTTTTGAATTTGTAATCCTTTTTCTCTATAATCGTTATCTTCTTTTCTGTTTTCAGCATCTAAAGCTAACCCTTCTAATCGAATTTCTTCTTCTGCTGATTTTACCAAGCTAGCTTGCTCAGTCTGATCTACGTCTAGCTGTTCAGCATCTCTCCCTGCCTGACCTTCTAAATAGCCTCCCAATAAAGTGTTAGTTACACCCCTTAGCTGTTCGCCCCAGTTAGGCTGCATAAGCGTAGCCCATTCGCCTTGCCCTACCATCCTAGCTTCAGGCATACCTTTGTCTCTTAATCTTTTAGCCCTAGCTCTTTGAGCAATAATATTAGATTCTTGCCCCGCAAAAGTTTTAGCCATAGCTTCAGCATTTATTCTTGCATCAAGATCGTTAGTAAACGCAGAAGTTGTGCCAGCAGTCATCCCTGCCCTTGCAACATCTTCTCCAATGCTTTTAAGGGTACTAGGCGGTGGGCCATTCATTGCTCTTGCAATACCCGCCCTTAATTGTTGTTTTCTTAATTCTTCAGGTGTCACTTTAATCTCCTGCTAATTTTTATTTAAAGACGTTTGAGTTTCCAAGATAAGCCGCACCTAAATCAGCTCCAACACCAAGCAAAGCAGCACCAGGATTGTTAGCTGCATTAGCACTGGCCTGTTGAGCTGCCGCCCCTTGAAAATCAGCAGGTTGCGCTGCCTCTGCTTGAGAAAAATTAGGCATTTGTGGAAGTCCAACCTGACCCCCTGACATTAATGCGTTAATCTCGTTTAAGCTAAATCCACGCTGAGTCATAGCTTCTGTCATTTGTTGCTGACGAATCTGATTAGCATACTGACTATTGCCCATAGCTTGACCGTAGTTTTGAGCATTAGCCCCTAAGTTCTGATTAAAAGTATTTTGGTTAATGCCCATCATTTGATTAAAATTTTGGTTATTAGCGCCCATATTTTGATTAAAAGCATTTTGATTTTGGCCCATTAATTGACCATACATAGAGTCAGATTCTTGCCTTCCAGCCTGATTCGCACTCCAAAGAGCTTGATTGTTTTGATCGTTAAATCCTTGAGCTTGACCTTGCATTTGAGATTGCCAAGCAGCATCTTCTGGATTCAATCCTTGATTCCTCATTTTTAGTTCTAAGGCTTCTCTTTGGCCCTCTTGTTGGGGGGCAATTCTTGATTGCGCCTGACTGTACACAGCATTTTCAGCAGCCTGTCGAGTAGCATAAGGACTTTCAATATTTGGATTTGCACTAGTAAATTGCGACTGAACTTGATTTTCAGGGCGGGTATATTGCGCCATAGGCACCTCACCCATAGGACTAAGACTATTCCAGTCCATTTCTGTGCTAAATTCACTGCCCATTCTATCTACAAGCATTCCAGCAATATCGCCTTTTCCAGAGGCAATACCTTGTTGTTGATTTAATATGTACTGAAGCTCAGGCGATAAAGATGTGGTTTGAGTCCATGCAGTAACAGGCTCACCAGTTGTGGGATCAATTACTTGTTCAGTATTCCAGTTTGTGCTTCCATACGGAGTGTACTGAGTTGGCCTATTAGCATAATTCTGGTCACGAATTGATTCTTTGTTTGCTTCGCCTTGAATTAATGCAACTTCTTCATAATTAGTATCATCTTTTTTGCCCATTTTAATTTGCCCTTGTATTGTTAGATGGATTGGGATTAGCGTACCCGCTTGGTGAGGGATTTGCATAACCAGCAGGCGCGGCACTAGGCAAAGCATCGCTAGTGTAAATTGAATTTAATATTTTGTTAAACCAAATTTTGTTATCTGGTGCTAAATCGACATCTGAAATATTAAGCGTATATTCTTCAGGATTTGTTATATTTGCCCAATTAAAACTTTCGCTAGGGTTTCCTCCACTTGTCGTTGCCATCCAAGCATTAAATTTATCTTGGTCGGGTTGATTATCAAACTTATCTAAACCTCTTACTGCACTCATTATGTCCATATTGCTTGATTCTGGCGTAAGCCCATACCCTAAATTATATGAAGATGATGTTTCTCCTTCTGGCGAATCAAAAGGGGTTACTTCTACTTCTGGAATTCCTTGCCCTCCATAAGCCCAATTCCAATTGTCCATACTAGGAACAAAAGGTTTTTTAGGCGCATTTGCTGCCGCTGTTCGTATATCCCTAGCTTCATTAGCTTTATTTTGATAATTAGATTCTTGGCTTATAAGTCCTTGAAGCTGACTTTCATCAAAGCTGTTAACGCTATTTTGATTGTTAAAATCTTGCAAAGCATTTGTGTTAAAAGCATCCCATTGATTTACTTGTGGATTTCCGCCATTTATCATATCTCCCCAGCTCCACGCACTTTCATCTTTTAAAGGCGCAAAGTTTTTAAAATACAAAGCTTTTTCTTCTTCTGTCATATCTTCAGTTACATTAATAGCCATTACGCTGCTTTCCTTTTTTCTGACGACTTCTTAAGAAGCCAAGGATTATTTTCTCTCGACATACGTATTATTATGTAGTCTACACCTTCTGCATGACCATCAGGAATCCTAGCAACTTCTTTAAAACCTATTTTTAAATCAAAATTGTAAGCTTTTTTATTGTTAGCAGGAATTGCTCCAAACGCATATTTGCGATCACACGTTACATGGATATGAAAAAAAGCCTCACTCAACAGTCCAGCCCGTATACACATAGGGTTATCAATAGCTATATGAGCCTGACAGCCTGATTTAGTCCAGCTGTCCATAACAACAATTCCTAAAATTTCTCCAGAATCATCTTTGTAAGCAACTAACCCTTGTGAATCTTCAACTTGAGCCTGTTTTGCTCTTTTTGAAATCCAGTCCCATTCTTTTTGTTCTGTTAAAGGTTTAAATTTTATCATTATAAAAAACCTCCAGTATTAAAAAGAACATCCCAGCCTAATATGTTAATTCTTGTATTTGCATTACCTTGCATACCAACAGCAAAAGATCGGCCAAGGCCAGAAGCCCCGCTTGTAATAGACTGCCCTTGTAAAGCACCATCCCATTGAGAAAAATCCCAAACAGCACTATTCCAGCTAGAAAGCGATGTTGTAGTTACTGGCGAATTAGAAGAAATATATTCAGAAATATTGTAATCGTAAATTGCTTTTACAGTTATAGCAGAAGAACCCGACAACAAACCGATAGTTCTAATAAAACCTACTTTGTTAAAATTAGAATGCCCAACAGGTGCTTGAAAACTAGTAAGTGATCTAAAGTTAATAGGACTTCCAGGAAGGCCAGCTATTTTTAAACTTACATTATAAAATGTTCCTCGAAAATCTATGTTACCTACAAGAGCCATCTGCGTATTAGCTGCTGTTGCAATAAAATTATGACTATAAATTCCGCTTCCAGAGCTTGGATTTTCCATTACCTCTAGTCCTATAGAAACGGAATGAAATCCACTTCCATCAAAAATAGTCGCACTAATATTTGAAATATTGCCAGAAAAAAACTCATCTCCAATAATACTCATTTTATCTGAGTCAACAGTAGGAGTAAAAGCAAACGAATACGAATCATCGCCTGAATTCCACTCGCTAACATCTTCATTGCCTACAGCTAATTTATAAAGGCCATTTCCAGAAAGAGCGTCAAATGTAATTGTGTACAAAAACCCTGTTTTAAATTGTAGACGCAAGCCCCCGCCAACAAGAGGTGTAAGTATTTCATATTTAGCTACATCTGTTTGAGTTCCATCGCAAAGAAAATCAGTATTAAATAAAACAGTCCAAGCAGAAGAAGGCTGTGCATCAAAAAGATTATTTTCCCATAAATTAATTGGGGTATTTGCTTTTATTGAATATACAACAGTGTATAAAGTATTTATTACAAGAGGAGTTATTAAATCAACTAAATATTCAGTTTTGGCTGTCTGTGTTCCATCGCATATAAACTCATCATCGAATGCAAACCATTCTGGGCCTTCAGGCACAGCAGGACTGTCTTGAAAAACATTAAGGCCATCAAGAGTTAAACCATCAACAGCTCCATCATAAATGTATACAACTCCGTTTTTTCCTCCCATGTAATATTCGCCAGCAAATGAATTAGCACCCAATATAGGTACGCCTTCCCAAAATCCCCACGCTTGAGTCTGCGTGTTCATATTGTATTGTAGATATACTCCTGATCCCGAATTAGGAGTAATAATTTGAAGAAATCCATCTGAAGGGTTAACAACAAGTTGCCAAGAAGAAAAATTCTTCCCTGATTTAACATCTTCTCTTAAAAGTCTGCTTATTTTTTTAGAAGGACTTTCTCCTGTTATAAACTCGCCTCTTAATAAAGTATTTAAAGAAACAAGGCCATAAGTTGAAAGAATATAAAGATCAGGGCCATAATCAATAGCAATTCTGCGGCTTGCGGGAGTTTCTCCAATAAAAAATATTCCTCTAGCACCAAAAGGCACATTTGGCGCGGCTGCTTCAGGGTCAGCTCCTTGATAAATAATAACGTCACCGCCACGGCTAATAGCAACAAGCATATCGTCAACGCCAATGCCACTATCTAATGTCCAGTTATACAATCCTTGCAAATTGCCGCCATGAGGCATTTTTGCGCCAAAAACAAATTTAGTTAACTGACCAGATACTGAAGCAATTGGCAAATAATACGCATCACTGTCATTTTCTAAAATAACCCAAATGCGCTGCTTAAAGACCATGACAAAAACAATGTCTTGAACAGGAAAAGCAGTTCTATTATCAGAACTATCAGCAGTATACCATTCAGTATCTGCTGTCCCGCTTACTGGTTGTACCCAGCCTGAAGTATTTTGAACATATTGCCACAGACCATTTAAGCCATCCGCATAAAACATATAATGTTGATTAGCATCGTTTGTAAACTCACAAGACACCCCATACCCTGCGGGGTCATCATTTAAAGTCCAAGCAGCAGCATTTGGTAGGATAGCTAAAGTAGGATTTAACTCTCCTGAGTTTGTTACATCCCATATTCCTTCTGATGTAACTGCAAACAGCCTGTTAAAAGATAAGTTTCGTGAGTTAGATTCAAAAGGAAGAATAGTTTTTACATCATTGTTAAGAGTAGAATCAACAACACAATTTATAGCCCATTCACGATAGCCTTTACGCAATCTCATGCCATATTCACTGGGCATCAAGTTATAAGCGTATATAGCATCTTCTGGCGGCATCATCATTAAAGAAGAAGCCGTATTAATTCCTCCAACTGAAGCAGGAAAAGTATAACTATTAACTGTTGGAGCAGAAAGCTGCACTCCATATCGGCTTAGATTATTTTTTCTTTGATAACTCATTTACAGCCATTCCCACAAAACTTTCATCTATATCCCAAATCCAGTATCAGTAGTATTTCCATAAGGAGTAATATACCGCATACTTGACCTATCTCTGGAGGCACTTAATACTTGTGCGCCAGTAGCTTTGCCAATACTTGATGAAAATAGTGTATCAAACTCCATTGCTGCGGCAGCATAATCAAATCCTTTGGCCTGCAAGAATTTTAATTTTAAAAATTTTATAGACAATAAAGGATTTAATATGCAAATGTTAGTGCCAGAAATAATTGTGTCCAAAGTGGCGTCAGTTTGCCCTTCTTCAACAAGCCAACTTCTACTAATATACTCAAAACTAATCTCCATTCCGTCAGGAGGAGGGTTAGGAAACAAATCTAGTTTTCCATCTAACTGTCGAAAAGAAGCATAAATAAGTTGATTAGTTAAATTTCGACCTTTTAAATATGTCCATTCTTGAGCAGACAAAGGGCCGCCAAGTGGCAGCCTTCTGCTTTTATCCCAACCTGTTTGATCTATCATGTAATTAAAATCGTCAGGCAAATCATAAGAACCAGTATCAGAAGGCGTTGTAACAATAGAATGAGTTTTTGTTAAAACAGGCCAATCATTTAATTCGCACAATTCTTGCCCAGATGAATTCAATAAACCTTGTAATTGAACAAAAGTATCGCCCAAATCTGCTACTGCATTAACGGAAGGCAATAAACCAATTTCAACCGCAGCACGATTGATAATAGTATTTACATTCAAATATCGGGCCATTTTTATTCCTCTATTGGTTTTTCTGCTTTTTTAGGTCGGCCACGTTTTGACGGCTTTTCTTTTTTTTCTAAATCTTCTTCAAGAGCTTTTAAGCGAGCTAACAACTCTGCGTTAATAGTGCGTTGTTCTTCAAGAGCCTCAATTGCCAAACCTTCTTCTGCGCTTTTAAGATAAGCTTGAGCTTTTTCTTTAAGTGCATAAAATCCTCTAATATTTTTAGCGTTAGTGTCGTTTACAGAAACAAGTTCCTGAACAGTAGTAATATGAAAATACTTAAATTCCTCTACTTGCGCTGCGTTAACTCCCGCCCATTCGCTTAAAGCAGTTCCCTCTGCTTGAGGCATAGTTTCTCTTTGGTTAAATGCCTCCCAATGTCGAGGAAATCTAAGTTTATCTTTTGGTCGAACCTCTCGATATATTGCTTGGTTTCTTTGTCCAGGAAACTTAATGCTTATAAATGTCACCATTTCTTGAATAGGCAGTCCAGCTTCTTTAGATTTGGCTTCGTTAGTTTGAGCTTGATTTTCAAACTTTACTAACAATGTTTCATCTCCTGCTTGAGCATTTCGATTCATTGCTTGATCTGTTGCACCGTAATCTGCTTCTGTAATCATAATTTTCGCCTTTTAGTTATACCCTCTTTGGGGTTTGGTTAATGGGCAAATGCCCCGCTATTTAAGCATCATTAGTAACTCGCACAATGTTAGTGCCGTCACATTTAAGAATTGCTGTTTTTGTTGCTGCTAGAACAACAGGACTAGCTATTCCACCTGTAATATTCCCGTTTTCAGTTGTAAAGTTTAAATTCTGATCTGTTTGGTTTGTAATTGTATACAAACGACTATTACGCATTGGCAAAGTAATTGTTGCTGCACCTGCTAAAGCGCCAGTAAAAACATAACTTTCGTATCTAGTTTCATAGCCCTCTAAATCTTGATCGCCTGTTAAAGCAATAGTTCGTTCACCACGATAGATTTCGCGAGTTGGCGGGTTTATTCTGTAAACGCTAAAATTTCTAACATCAATTGTTTTTACTTCTTCTCCATTGCAATTAAAAGCTACTTGCAAATATACACCAGTTGAATCAACTGGAATTTGAATAGGCGCAAGTTTTATAGTAAGTGGCAAACCATCAACTCCGCCTCCAGGAAATATCCACGGAGTTCCATTTGGCGGGTTTACGCTAGATACAACAAACTCTGTTTTGGCAGGACTAGGTGTTCCACCAGTAAAAACAGCTTTTACATTAAAGGGCAGTTGTTTTTCGCCAATATCAACTCGCAACTCACAATAACCTTCTACATAATCAAGAGGAGTAAAAAGAGCCGTTGTATGTTGATTTATAATCTCAAAACCTTGCTTTACTCCGACAGTGCCAGTTCCGTTAGTTTTTACGCGCTGCCAATTTGTTTGGTCAATATCTTCAGGATCAGCTAGCACCTTGCTTGCCTGTGCTGATCCTGTGCCGCTGTTTCGAGTAATTCTCCAGTTATTAGCAACTTCGCCGTTCACATTAGCGTCTGAGCTTCCACCAGTACCCTGAAACGTAGGGTTTGCATTTTGTCGTCCTGCTAATTCGTGAATTTCACCTGTATAACCTGGCAAACCAATATTGTTGTATTCTGGATATATTCCATGTTTTAAAGGTTTAAGGTCAGTGCGGTCTTTTAATGCTTCATAAATTACTTCACCAATTATATATCCTGCTATATTGCTAGGATGTTTATAATCACCTAAAGTATAATCACGCGCACTTAATCCACTTTTTGCAACTAATGCAGAATAAGCGTCAATATATACGTGTCCATTTGCTTCGCAATAGTTTTTAATAAATTCATTACACGCCACTAAATCGGCAATTTCTGCTGGTTGTAAATATATGTTCCAAGCCGCCCCTACTGGAAGGACACTTCCTTGAGGCAAAATATTCATAGCAATAATTTTATGGTTGCCTTGCTCTAAAGCTCCAAACAAACTATTCCAATCTTCAATTAAATTACGAGTAGATTGATCAACACTATTTGCGCCAGCATTAACCATTACCCATTCGGCATTAATACTGTTAGCGTAATAAGGAACTTTTGCAGTTACATTTTGAATATTACCTCCTGAGTCTGTATTAGGCGGTATAATATTAAACGGCCAGCCTAGTCGAGCATTTGCCCAAGCAATACCGCTTGACATTTTATAACCTGAAGTGTCATTTTTAAAAGTTTGGGTATAATTGTCAAGAATGCTATCGCCAACTAAACAAAGAGATTGCCCTCCTGCCAAACCAAAACCAGGATAAAACTCATCTTGCTTGTTTTTACCAATAAAAATTTGAGGTTTGTTTGTAGCCATTTTATTTTTCCTTATAAATTAAAAGCGCGTAGCAACTTAATAACTGCGTTAAGTCGTTGTTACCCAGCCTTCCTGTAAAGTATTAAGATAAGCACTACCTGTGTTAACAGGGGTGCTATCATATGCTGGCGTTCCGTCTGACTCATTTGCTTGATTAGTGCCTGTACTAATTGGTGAAAATTCTGAAAATAAATTACTAAGACCGCCAGAATTTGCTGCACCATTAGGGCTATAAGAAGGCTGAGATGTATCCCATGTTGTTGCTACATCTCCTGTCCTTGCAACATTTGCACTACACCCTATAGGACACGCTCCTTGAGGAGTTCTAAGCGTAGGTAGAGTAAAACCAGAAGTAAACGAGTTCATTTGTTGTTTTAAAGTCCAATTAGAACCAATATTATTTTCGCCTGTAATTTCAGGCAAAGAACCACCGCCAATGTTAATGCCTAAGCCAGAATTGTTACCTGCATTTGCATTTGCGCCATTTTCAAAGCTAGCACTAGGCACTCTTAATTTAGCAGCGAGCCAACCTTGAGCGGCAGAAGGAAAAAAATAAGTCATGTCAGTCATAAATACCTCTTAAGTTACGCTTACCCAGCCCGTAAGAGCTGGCAAAGATGCTTGTCCATCAATAGTAGGATAGGCATCATAAACAGGAGCATTGCCTGAATCAGCTTGATTGGTAGCAGTAGCAATAGTTTCGGGCGAAGCAACTTGTCCATTTCCAGAAACACCGCCAGAACTTGCTGCACCTTCAGGCGTGTAAGAAGGTTGAGTGGTATCCCATGTTGTTGCTACATCTCCGCTTCTTGGCACAAAGCCAAATCCACCAATTACTTGTGATACTTGAGGAGTTCTAGTTACTTCCTTTTGATCTAATAGCGTCCAATTCATGCCAACGCTATTAAAATTTGTTTCTGCGGGCAATTCACCGCCATCTATATTAATTCCAACGCCATGAGCATTTGAAGCTCCTGCGTTACCACCTGATTCCCAGCCAATTGTGGCAATTTCTGTTTCTGTTCGTCTTAATCCATCGGCAGTTAAATCAGTAAAAAATGTCGGGCTTGCGTTATAGGCCATATATTTCTCCAAAAAGAGGGGATTTTACCCCCTAAAGAACAGGAAAGGGCAGATGCCCCCTCCCATTCAGGCGAACAGTTAAGGCGTAATCATTGTCAATCGGCCTTGGAACTGCGCTCCGCTACAAGTCAAGTTGCCAGCCCATGCAAGAATTTGCACTTCAGCATCTTGGTTGGTTGCATATCGACGGTTAGGCGATAGTGGAACCATGTTGCGGCCTGAGTGTGGACGGTAATGCAGGTAGTCAGTGTTCAAGAAGAACGCTGTACCAGCAGGGCATTGATCGCCAATACCGCCATCAAGCACTACATCAGAATCCATAAACTTAATGCTGGAGAAGCCAAGGCTACCAGATTCAGGAGTAGTGAAACGCTGTTGCGCTTGCAAAGAAGCACAATACGTACTCCATGTGCTGTTATCTACCATAATCAAATCAGGACGATCTGTTCCTCGAACCTGTTTAACCCACAAGTCATTCATAAGACCTTGAATGGTATTTGCGTCTGGATCAAGAGCTGAAGCTGACACTTGTGGCCGCCAAAACTCATTAGCGGCAAGAGTGCGATCAATGCCGCCATAAATGCCAGAGGCTGCATTAGTAGGAATGGCTGCATCAAGACCGTCAATCTGCTTGCCGCCAGCAAGAGAGCCGTCAGAGTACAAACCAACAGAAATTAAGTTAGACAATGTTGATTCAGCAACTGACAAACGAGCGTCAAGCAAATCAATCATTCGCTCACGACCTGCGTTTTGCAGCATTTCAAGACCAGAAATGACAACAGGAACAGCCGCTTGCTTAATTTCAAAGGTAGCTGCACTGATAACGTCACTTACGCCAACAGGCAAAATGTCGTAACCAGAGTACCAGCCGCCATTGCTGTTTTCAGCAAAAGAGAGTTCTTGCATGATTTGAGAACCGCCAGTAAATGTCTTAATTTTGCCTTTTTGAGACAAACGCATAAGAATGGCGTTGTTTTGTGTGACGTTATCTGCAATTGTACGACTGCGAGATTGAATGGTTGTAGCGAGAATGTCGCTAACATTTGGATTTGCCATGTGGCTATCTCCTAAGTTAAAAGGTAATAAAGTTAATTACTTTTTATTTTGTCGCTTGACTGACAAAACACTTAGAGAAGCCGCTTGAATGACTTTTCAGTTGTAAAGCCGCTTGAATGGCCTTTTATTCATGTATCTCTATACAACTCTTTGCATAGCTAGAGCTGTACAGAGAATATACACCTATCAATTACATCCGTCCAGCATTGTCCCACGCAGAGTTTAAAGCGGCTTCTACGCTATTAGGGGAGCCGCCTGACATAGAGCCACCTGAAGTTCCATAAATGCTAGAAGATGCTTTTTGCTTTTTTTGCACTGACTGCTGAGAGCTTCGAGCAGACAGAATCTTGGCAATTTGAGGATGGCCTAAACAAGCAGCATTATAGGCTTCTTCCATAGACATGCTACGGCCCCGATTAGCAGACATATCTAGCAAATCAGCCATTTCAGAACGAACATCATTGTAAAACTCATGCTGAGAACCAAAATCATTAACTTCCCCAGCAATTTGGCTTTGAGCTTGTTGTGCTTCAAACTGTTGTTGTTGTTGAAACTGCTGCATTTGCTGCTGATAAGGAGCAACGGCTTGTTGTACTGCTTGCTGAACTTGAGACTGTTGTTGAGATTCCTGAGAAGGAGCTTCTCCTACCAACATTGAATCTAAAGCTCGTATATCTACGCCAAACTGTTTAATAATTTGTGCAACTGCTTGGGCTTTTTGTGGGCCTGAACCCATTTGAAGCTGAGATGCCGTCTGAAGTAATCCTGGAAGCGTGTTTCCTGCACCTCCATTCATGGCAAACAACTGAGCATAAGGAGCCAGTGATCTGTCCATAGATTCAGCGCGTTTAGCGTTAGCACCAAACTTTTGAGCCAATCCTTCCATTCTTTGTTCGTTACGAGCTATATGCTCTTTAATTGCAGTAGGCGTATTAGCCCATTCTTCTCTGGCTTCAGGAGACAGCCCAGCAGGAGATTGATCTAATTCGCTGACAATTGGCTCTGAGTTTTCGCTTTCAGGCTGCGCTTCTGTTTCTACTTCTTGTGGAGCTTCAAACGAAACTTCTTCAACTTCTTCGCTTTCAACACTGTCCCAAGCAGCAGCCAATTCAGCATTAATATTATCTGAAGGTTCTTCAATTTCTACTTCTTCTGTTACTTCATTTTCATCAATCATTTTAGTTCGCCCTTTCTGCTCTAATTATAGTCTCGTACATTTCCTGTTTACGAGCCTGTGTCTCCTGTGACGTATGCTCGCCACTAAGGATTCGTTGTCGTTCAGCCTGTTGTTTTTTTACTGTAGCTGAATCAAATTCTGCGCTGTGTACGACATTATTCTTTG